TATTTTCATACATAAATCTTGTTGCATCTCTTTTAAGTAAGAAATAGTTTAATATAAAATTAGCTAGATCATAAGATACAGCGTTCTTTATTACTTGATATTTTTTAGTTTGAAATGTCATGCAAAAACTTTAAACTCTTCCTGTAAAAAATTAAACGATACAGATATTCTTATATCATTACTTTCATTTGTTTCAACACAATGCCACAACCATGCTGGAAACATTATTATTCTACCTTCTATTGGTTGTACACGAACTTCTCTCCATAAATCAGGAGGAGGTGTTTGTTTTATTCTATTAGGCATTAACATATGAGACAATGTTCTTGGATCATTAAATACTATATCTCCACAGTTTTTTGGAGCTTTAATGTAATACACTCCACTAAAATGACAATTAGGATGTATGTGTGGTCTGTTGTAACCACCTTTAGGATTTATATTTGCCCACATATTTCCTATCATTGCTTTACCACTTAAAAATTCTTCTTTATAAATTTCTTCTTGCATCTTAAATAATGCTTCAACTAATGGTTTAAATACAGGTATGGTGTGCATATCTGTTTGACTATGCCAACCTTTTACATTTGTTCTTTTCATTCCTTTATCTTTATTAGCCCATTCAATAACGGCATTTTCAAAAAGACGGTTATTTAAGTTAACATCTTTTGCATAAACAATAGTTGGAAAATATTTAGCTTTAAACATTATTTAAATGGTGGTCCTCCAAACCACATAACTAAAGATTTTCTATTACCGCGTATTACAGGTTTAACTCTATGTCTAATAAATGATGCAAAAAATATTGCGTGACCTTGTTTTATTTTTGCAACTTTACCTTCATTTTGAAGTTCTAAGTCTCCACCTTCAAATTCATTTTCAGGAGATAACAAACAAGTCATAGAAATTTTTCTAACCGGTGGTTCGTGTTGCATGTTTACGTCATTATCTACATGCCAATCATAAAACCCACCTACTGGATATTCTGTGTATTGAGCTTGCTCTGTTATCTGCATTCCATCAAAACCAAAATGATTACCATTAGTAGTTTTCATAATTGTTTCTATGTCTTTATACATGTCAGCCATTTTTTTAAATGGTATCCAACTTATATGTGAGGTTCTTGTTTTAGTATCTACTACTCCACCTTTAATACCTTTATCACTTCCAACTCCAGCATCATTTCTAGGTTCACTTCTTCCTGCATCAATAATCATTTGACATTGTTTAGGAGTAAATATTGGTGTAGTTGTTTCTACTATAAAAGATTTCCATCGTGGTTCTGTTAACATATTAATATCCGTATTCTACCCATCCCGTTATTATATATTTATCATTCGATAAAGGTGGGTTGCCTCTATGAACATGTGTAAATTGTGATGGCCAAACTAATAGTGTATTTTTTTCAGGTTTAAACCTACACTTTTGATATAAAAATTCTGTTTCTCCACCTTCTGCTACATCGTTAAGATAAACACTAAAAGCTAATATTCTATTTCTAGCTTTCATCTCAGCGTTTTCACAGTGCCACATATGGTAACCTTCACCAACTTTAGTTTTTTGTATTTTAACTTCTAATATGTTGTGTGTAGCTAGTTTTTTTAAATAAGAATATTTTTGAGTATATAATGGATATACATCTTTAAAAAACATATCTATAAAAGGTTTGTTACTATAGGTTAGTGCAGTGTTAACTGAACCCATAATTGTACTAATTGCGTTATCTGATACTACCGTTTCATCTTCTACTCTTGGATACACAGCCCCTTGTTCTTCACAATTTTTAAAAAAAGTAAGATAACTATTTATTAATTCATCTGTCATAAAATTTTTAAATATACCTATATGATTATCTATGTAATATTGTTTGTCCATTATACTACACCCCTGTTTTTTATAGGGTCAAAATCTACATCTATATTTGCAGCAAGAGTTCGTCTTACTTCATTAGTACCGTTAAAAGGATATACACAGTGCCTCATATCATATGGAAATATATAAAAGTCTCTAAGATTCATAGGCGGTTGATAATCTATTTTAGCAAACTGACCATTAGCTGCGCCTAGTATTTGTAGTCTACCATTCTGTTGAACCTCACTTGCAGAATATTCTCTACCAAATGTAGATGGTAGTTTTAAAATCATAACACTTGATAGACCTGTAAATAACATACCTCTATGAATGTGCGCAGGGTTGTATTCGTGTTGTTTCATTTCATTAACCCAGACAGAATTTAAATGTGTCTTATAACCTCTTATTTTATTAAATGCTAAATAGTGTTTAAATGTTTCAAAAAAATAATTTGTTACATTTTTTGGTAACATATTATGATTTTTCATCTTTGTTTGATCCGCCCCATGATAAAATAAAGAATGTTCTTTTTCTATTTTACCTACTAATTGTTTATTTGCAGGTGCAAGATTATGATAATTTGTTTCGTATATATAGTTAATACTATTAAATATATCTAAAGGTACTTGATACTTTAAAATTGATTGACCTAAAAATACAAAATCAAACTTTGGGTTTTCCATGTTGAGTAATTTGTTCTTTCTCTGTGTAGCTGCTCTCTAGTTCACCAGATTTTTTAATTCTTTGTAATGATTGTAATTGTCCCATTACATTAAATACTTCTGCTTCACTTGAGTTTTGATTTAATGATTTAGCTTTTTCATGGTATTGCATACCATAAGATTCTAATTGGTGAACGTTAACATCTTTATCATTAAACGATCCATCATTAAATTCTTTTTTTAGTTTAGACCACATCTTAATCTCTCTCATTCTATGTCTTGCAACTTTTTCCATAGAAGCTTTTGCAAATATAGCCTCATCTCGATCTATTTGGTATTTTGTTTTCTTATATTCATCCTCTTCTTTATCAATCTTTTTTTCTAACCAAGTTATCTTTGCCTCGTTTCTTCTATAGTCAAATGATAAGGTCATAAGATTATCTAGATAACTAGACTGTTCTCTTACACACTGCCAATACTTTGATGCTTTAGTTGGATATCTATTATCTTGTAGTACAGAAAACCTTGCTTCTGTTTCTGTTCGAAACATTTGTTTCTTGGTCCATGTATCACGAAGCTCGTCTACCATACCTTTAAACGATGACAAATCTTCTTGTGTTAATAGATTATTTAAATGAGGTTCTTCACCTTGTATTACTTCTTTAACGTCTTTTTTCATAGCTTTATTCCTTTATAGTTTCTTCTTATATATACTAACTAAAATATATTACAAGTCTTAACTGTCTGTAAATGTTCTAACTTGAGGTGCACCTGCACCATTCCATTCAAAAGTTGTAGCTTGTTGAGCAGTATAATAACCACCAAATACTAAAGCAGCTGTAGTTCCACCTGTTCGTGAAGCTCCTCCATTTCTTTTTTGTGCGGGTAACGATGTTGTAGTTGTCCAATTAGTTCCATTCCAACTTTCTGTTGCTGAAGCTGTTGGGTTAGGAGTTCCTCCCGCAGCTATTGCAGCTGTTGTTGTACCAGATAACATCAGACCTGATCTTGCTGTGTTTAAGTCGTTAACTTCTGTCCATGCAGAACCATTCCAAAGTTCTGTTACGTCATAAGTTGCTCCGTTATTACCACCAGTAATTATTCCAGCTGTTGAAATTCCTGAACCACCTCCTTCATTATCTTTTCTTCCAGTGTTTAATGTTTGTGGACTCGTAGACCAATTAGTTCCATTCCAAGTTTCTGTTACATTCATACCTGACATACCACCACCTGCTACAACTGCTGCTGAAGGTGTTCCAAAACCAAAACGTCCATCTGCTGCAGTATTTGTATCATTAACTTCAGTCCAGTTTGTACCATTCCAATTTTCAGTTACATCTTGAGTTGATGCACCTGGATACACAACTCCAGCTATACATAAAGAAGCTGTGTTAGTGGTTGCTGCAGATGAACATCTTTCTCTTGCAGTATTTAAATCATTAACTTCTGTCCAACTAGTTCCATCATATAGTTCAGTAACTGCTTGAGAAGTTGGTCCTGGTGTTCTAGCACCACCAAATGCAATTGCTGCAGTTTGCGATCCGCCACCACCTAAAACATATCGTGCTGTATTTAAGGCTCCACCAGAAGACCAAGCAGCTGTAGCTGTTTGTGCTTCACCTTTTAAAACATTTGTTGTTGAGTTATACCAAACTTGTCCTTCAACAGGATTCGATGGATCTGATGATACTACTTCAATATTTGTTCCGTGTATTTCTTTGTATGTTGTCATAATTAATCCGTGCTTATTGTTCTTATTTGTGGTGCACCAGAACCTGTCCATTCTTCTGTGTTAGTTTTATCACTACCACCACTTGCTAATGCAGAAGTTTTTGTTCCTGATCCTGCTATATAAGCTCTAGCTGTTGATAAATCTGTTGTTTCAGTCCAGTTTGTTCCATTCCATTCTTCAGTTTTAGCTGAAGGAACTGTAGGAGGTGGGGCTGACGGATATGGTACTCCACCACCAAAAGCTACTGCTGCAGTATTAGATTCTCCAGCTCCACCTGCACCTACTCTTGCAGTATTTAAATCATTAACTTCTGTCCAATTCGTTCCATTCCATAATTCTGTTTTTGCTGTAACAGGGGGACTACCTCCAATACATAATGCTGAAGTTTGAACTCCAGCACTTGCCGGTGCATCTCTTCCACTATTCAAACTATTTACAGATGTCCAATTCGTTCCATTCCAAGATTCTGTTGCTGATGAACCCCCAGTACCACCATAAGCTAGAGCTGCTGTAATAATTCCAGTTCCACCTAAAAAATATCTTGCTGTATTTAAATCATTTACTTCTGTCCAATTACTTCCATTCCAAGATTCTGTTACTGCTACTCCAGGTGAACCTCCACCAAAAGCTAATGCTGATGTGTTATCTGCTCCTGCACCTGCTATTCCTCTTCTAGCAGTATTTAAATCATTCATCTCTGTCCAATTAGATCCATTATACGATTCTGTTTTATCTTGATTAGGTGGTCCTCCACCAAAAACTAACGTTGATGTTTGAGTTCCTGAACCTGCAGCTTGATCTCTAAATTGATTTAAAGCACCACCAGTAGCCCAAGCTCCTGCAGTTGTTACTGCTTCCATTTTTATAGTATTGGAAGTAGAATTATACCACACCTCTCCCGTATTCGGATACGTAGGATCCGTAGAGTAGGTTTGTATTTTACCACCATGTGTGCCTAAGTACGTAGCCATTTAAATTTATTCCTCTAATGTTATGTCAGCAGGTCGTTCAACGTTCTTAAAACCTTCAGCCGGTGCTTTTTGATCAGCCGGTAAAGCGTCCCATTCAGCTTGT